TATTTTACTAAACTTGAAGCGCATGACATTAACAAGCAAGGCGTCTACACGGTTACCAACAAGGCATTCGAGAGCGAGAGCCCTCACCAGCTGGGGCGTGAAGCGCAATTGAGCGTTATTGACGATTGGGCGGTACTTGAGCCGGTTGCTACTATTATCGGCGCGGATAAGCTGTTATTTGCCTATTTTAAGGCGCCTGGTGGCGATGTGAAGGACACTGGATCGCCATTGGGCGTGAGCTGTTACTCGCGGGCGGTTGATCTGATAGAACAGGCGGATCGGTTACATTCCGGCTTCTTATGGGAGTTTGAATCTGGCAAGCGCGCCTTGTATGCGGACGTGGTAGCGTTCCAGCGTAAGGATGACGGCACGCTCATTCTACCCGATAAGCGGCTGTATCGGGCGCTAAACGGCACGAGCAACGTGGGCGAAGGGGATTTATTCAAAGAGTGGTCACCGACTTTGCGTGAGCAGAACTATTTGAACGGAATCAGCGCCATTTATCGAAGAATTGAGCTTGCGTGCGGTTTGGCTTATGGCACGCTCAGTGACCCTGAATTGGTAGCGCGCACGGCAACCGAAGTGGCAAGTACAAAACAGCGCACATATTCTACCATTCGCGATATTCAGAGAAGCCTGCGCACGGCGTTAGAACGATTGTTGGAAACGATGGATTTCTACGCAACGGCGTACAATCTTGCTACAAAGGGCGCGTACAACCTGGAATTTGAGTTTGATGACTCAATATTGGTAGATAAAGACGCGCAGATGCAAGTAGACCGGCAAGCCGTTTCAATGGGGCTTATGCCAAAGCAAGTTTTCCTGATGCGAAACTATGGACTTGACGAAAAGACGGCTAATTTATGGCTTCAGCAGCAGCGTGCTGAAACGCCAACGGATGTGTTTAACGCATGATACTTTTTGACCGTGTGGACGCCTTACTGAACCCGCTTGAACAGCGATTAGAATCGTTTTACACACGCGTTCTAACGGATTCGGCGCGTTCTCTGGCATCGCTTCTGCGGGCAAAATCAGCCTTAAATCAGGCGCTGTTTCGCGCGAGCGAGCTTGCATATTCCGAGGCGTTATACAGCGATTTATTGCGGAAAATTGCAAAGCTCTCAGGCTACACGGAAAAGGAATTGCGCACAATCTTCAAGAAAGCGGGATTTGAGAGCATTCGAGACGAGCAAGCCATTATTGGTAAACTTGGCTTAGAAGTGCCTGAACTGGCAGAATCAAAGCAACTAACGGGAATTGTTAACAGCGTTTTTGCCAGAACAAATGTGGTGTTACAAAATCTCACTCGATCCATCGCATACCAGGAACAACTCCAATTCATCGCCGCCGCTGATGACGCGTACTTAGCTGTCAGCACTGGCGCGCTAAGCATAGATCAGGCGATCAAGCAAGGCGTGCTGACTCTGGCAGAACAGGGGGTAAGGGTGCTCAATTCGCAAACAGGACGAGTCGAGCAAGCCGATGTTGCCATCAAGCGCAATATATGGACTGGCATTAATCAGGCAACCGGTGACATGACACTGGCAATGGCGGCTGAAGCGGGCACGGACTTGGTCGAGGTAAGCGCGCATCCAGGGGCGCGTAATAAGGGCTCCGGTCCAATGAACCACGAATCATGGCAAGGCAAGGTTTATTCTATCAGCGGAACGCACCCCAAATACGAGCCGTTCATTGAGACCACCGGCTATGGCACGGGGGCGGGGCTGCTTGGCTGGAATTGTAGGCATTCAGTGTTTCTGTTTTTCGAGGGCTACGAGAAGCCAACCTACACGCAAGATGAATTAGACCGCGTGAATAACGCGCAAGTAACTTATGGCGGCAAGCAGATGGACTTATACGAGGCAACCCAGCAGCAGCGATATTTAGAGCGCGGCGTGAGGGACTGGAAGCGCAAACGTGACATGTTTGAAGCTGCCGGCTTGGGTGAAGAATATGCGATGGCGGGCGCTAAGATAAAAGACTGGCAATACCGGCTGCGTGATTTCACAAAGCAAACCGGACTTGAGCGGCGCTATGAGTGGGAACGGGTATTCAAATGACTGATGATCTAAAGGAGCTAAAAATGACTGAACTGTCAAATGGAAGTATGGGACATACGTTACAAGAAAACTTACAATATATTCGGGATGTTTATTGTATGCACCCTATGATTATAGATTTGTTAGACGAATTTGCCATGCTGCAAAAACAAATTGAAGAATTAGAAAAGTCCAATGCGGAGATAATGGAACGGGATTCTGAAATTGACTACCTAACCCCGTGGTTGACGCAATGAAGCGTCTCACTACTGTAATTTCGACTTAACACAGGCATTATGAGCGGCTTATACCGCTTTCATTGCAACAAACTATGCTGACCGCGAGCGTAAAGAGGCGGCACCTGCGAATGGCACTGCGTTAGTGGCTGTAAAAGGTGGAGAGGAAAGGATAGGTAAACATGAAACGCGAAGATTTGGAGAAACTCGGACTGGAAAAAGAGGCTATTGACTCGGTCATGACCTTATACGGCAAGGATATTGAGGCTCACAAAGCCAAACTTGCCGAAGCCCAGGCGGAGCGAGACGGCCTGAAAAGCCAACTGGACGAAGCCTCTAAAACTATTGATGGCTTCAAAGCGCTGGACATCGAAGGCGTAAAGAAAAGCGCCGACGAATGGAAGGCTAAAGCCGAACAAGCGCAAAAAGACGCTGAAGCGCAAGTCTACAAGGTTCGTTATGAGAGCGCCTTAGCAGACGCGTTGAAGGGGCACAAGGCTAAGAACGTGAAGGCGGTCAGGGCGCTATTGAATGAGGCGGATCTGAAGCTGACAGACGAAGGCTTAGTTGGGCTCAAAGAGCAACTCGAAAAGATCAAGCCAGAGAATGACTACCTGTTCGAATCGGACACCCCTACGCCTAAGATTGTTTCAGGCGGGGGCAACAAACCCATCGAAAACCAAGACGCAGTCATCGTTGCCGCAAGGAAAGCGGCTGGACTGCCGACATAATAATAGTTTGAAAGGAAACTAAAATGGCACAGAGCATTGCATTAGCACAAAAATTTCAGCCTATTCTGGATGAAATTTACAAACGAGAATCACTTACCGCGCGTCTTGACGCCTTGACCAAACCGGTCAACTTTGCCGGCGCAAATGTAGTGAAAGTATTCAAAACCGATCCTATCGGCTTAGGCAATTACAGCCGATCAAGCGGTTATCCTAAGGGGCAGATTACTGCCGCCTGGGAAACCTTGACCCTTGAGATCGAACGTGGGCGGGCATTCACCATTGATCGCATGGATGATGAGGAAACTTTAGGCATGGCATTCGGAACTTTGGTCAGCGAGTTTATGCGCACCGAAGTTGCACCCGAACTCGACGCCTATCGCTTTAGCAAGTATGCCTCATGGGCTGGCATTAATGCCGCAACTCCGGCAACGTTGACAAGCGATACTATTCTAACCGCCCTGGATGCCGCAAAGTTGGAATTAGATAAGGATGAGGTTCCACGCGAAGGGCGCATCCTGTATATCAGCGACTCTTGCCTGAGCTTACTTGAGGGCAAGGTAAGCCGCTTCCTGGCTAACGAAAGTGCCGTAGATCGAAGCGTTACACGCTTCGATGGTATGGACGTTATTATGGTTCCGCAGACCCGCTTCTATAAGGGCATCACCCTTGACGCTGGCTCAACCGAAGACGCTGGTGGTTATTCTAAGACCGCATCAACAGGCAAGGATATCAACTTCATGATTATTCACCCTACGGCTGTTTTGCAAGTTGCAAAACACGATGCTTTGAAGGTGTTTAGTCCTGATGAAAATCAGACCACCGACGGCTGGCTGGTGCAATATCGGATTTACCACGATGCCTTTGTTTACGCCAATAAAGTTGCCGGCGTGTATCTGCACAATAAGGCTTAACCGTGAAACTGATTAACTGCGGCATTACGATCAATGTGAGCGCGCATGAAGCGCCGCGTTATCTTGCCGCTGGGTATGTGAAAGTGGAGGAAAAGCCGGTAGAAATACCGGCTAACCCCCAACCTGAAGCGCCTGAGGTGCTGGAAAAGCCTAAAGCGCGCAAAACAGCCATGAAGAAAGGAAACTAATATGGCAGAAATTAAATCACTTACCGGTGCTGGCTGGCTCAAAGATGCGGATGATAACTTCCAGTCTTTAGCTTCCCTTGCCGGTTTACATGTTACAAAATTCACGTTCGACGCAGAGGCGGATGATGCCGCTGAAACTCCGGCAAGCAACAAAACTGTGGCCGCGCACCCTATGGCGGTCAGCATTCCTGATAATGCGATTGTCATCAGCGGGCACGTGGATGTTATTACGGCGGTGACATCGGCAGGAGCGGCAACTGTGGCTATTGGGCTGGTAAGCGGAGTTGACTTATTGGCTGCTACCGCTAAGGCAAGTTTGACGCTTGCGGCTCAGGTACCTATGGCAGCCGTGAAGACTGCTCCGATTAAGTTGTCTGCTGAAAAAGCAGTGACCGTGACCGTTGGAACCGCCGCTCTTACCGCTGGCAAGTTTGACGGCTATATCGTTTGGATGGAAGGTGCATAATGGCTGGATCAATTTCTGGAATTGACTGGATTAGCAGAATGCCCGTGTCGGGCGTTCATACCGTAAC